GAGTTCCTAAGATGGACTTTCCAATTGCCACGTCTTCGGGGTTTGTCCTTTGCCCTATTAAAACCTTTTTTAATACGTTAACGCCTGCTGCTTGTACTACCGTGAAAACTTTCTCTTTTGTTGGTGGTATCGCATCGGGAACTCCTGGCAAATCGTTTACGCTCCTTTGTATGCTTTTCGGTATAATAAAATTTTTACTCATAGTTTTATTTAGTAACTAAATTTACATCATTTATTACACTTAACAAAGAATTTTCTAATTGCTCAAGGAAATTATTTAGGTCTTGTTGTGGGTTGTTTGCGTTGCTAATCATATTATTAACATCGCCTTTTATTATCGCATCAATATTTATATACACGTTTGATGGTTGGCGGCTTTGTACCTTTGCGACCTCGTTTGATAGTGTTTTATCTCCTTTTGGTTTCGTTGGGTCAATTGGTGGTACTTCACCCAATAAATTACTTTTATCTATTTTTAGTCCAGCATCTTTTTTAAAACTTGCTAAACCTTTATTTACTCCTTTTGCGTATGCCTCACTTGTTCCTTTCCCTAAGTCTGTAATGCCTAAAGAATTTTTAAAACCACTTGCATAATCCGTTCCAGCTATTTTGTCTACTATCTTTAAGCCTTGCAATAATGGAGCAACAAAGAAAGAAAGAATATTTTTACCTAAATTAAACAACCCATCTAATAAGCCACCTGCACCTTTTCCATTAAACAAGTCTTTTATTCCTTGCCATATGTCTTGTACGTTTTGATATATAGATTTAAAAACATTACCTATATTAATACCTATATTTTTTAACACCTCCCACATACCATAAAGGGAACTTCTAAACGCCTCAGATTTGTCCCATAAGTACACAAATAAAGCAGCCAAGGCAGTAAGTGCAACAAGTACAACACCTAAAGGATTGGCAGCCATAACGGCATTTAATGCAGCAAAAGCACCACTAAATGAAATAGTACTTAAAGTACTTGCAATCATTACGACTTTATAAATAGCAAAAGCACCAGCAACAACGGCAGCCATTTTTACGAGCGTACCGAAGTTGTTTATTATCTTTGAAAGTATAGGTAAAAAATTGGCACTTAAAAAATTTACTAATTTATTCATAATAGGTAAAATCTTTGCACCTAATTCTTCTTGTATATCGCCTAAGGTATTTTGAAATGCTTGTATACCTCCACTCCCTGCCTTCCTTGCAGCCTCAGCACTTCCGCCGTATTGTTTTTCTAAAGCATCCAATATCACAGTTTGAGCTTGTGCCACCTCCCCAGTTTTAACTAATTTAGTAATTAAATCTGTTTCAGATTCAGAAAAAGACACCCCTGACTTATGTAAAGCCGCAATTCCTTTTATTGGGTCATCTAAAGCCTTACCCAACTGAATAGCTGAGCCTTTTAAATCGCCTCCCAATCTTGTAGCTAAGTCCAACGCTAATCCCTGACCACGTAAAAAAACATCGCCTTGTATATTACCAAATGTTAAAAACTGAGCGGTAACATCTTGTAAAATACTTTCATCTCCGAAAATAGTTTTTGACTGCAAATCACTTGCAGCCTTGGTTAGTTTATTTAAAGAAAGACCAGCAGCAGCACCAGTACTTAATATGCCTTGTTCTACTTGTGCCACCGCTTTGGCTTGTTTATCGTATGCATCTAAAGCACCAGAGGTAAACCATTTTACACCATTTAAAGCAGTTTGGAAACCTTGCATCATTAAGCCACCTTTAAAAAAGTCCATCGCTGAGCTTGTTTTTTTTGCTTGCTTACCGATACCGTCTATTTTTTCGCTTATACCATTTAAGCCCTTGGACATCTCATCCCTAAGCTTCAAAATAAACTCTATGTTTTCTGCCATGTTCTTTTACTTTCTAACTCTAAACTATATTGTAAATAAGCCCACATACGAGCGAACTTTTCATCATCCCATTGTATAGGGTCATCCTTAAAATGAAAAGCCAACAAAGCGTTCATTTGCTCCATTGGCTCTCTCTTGGTTCTTATGGAGTGGCTTTTTACAAGCTTCTCGATTGACTTTTTTTTACCTCCAACAAATCGCCAACATGCGATATTAAAGATAAAAAATAAGCATCGTTATCTAATAACGCAACGTCTGAAACTTCACGAATAACGCAATTATTTATAATAATTTCGTTCGCCTCTACTGGATTAATTTCCAATTTAGGCATCGCAATACCTAAGACGTGGCGTGATGGAGCTTTAAAATAAATAACCCCATCTTCAAATTCCACGCATTTTATAGCACCTAGCTTTTTAGCTTTGGCATCTCTTGTTTTTAAATCCTCTGTCATAATTTAAAACTTTTTTATACTGTTGTTAATTGAATATCTGCCATGATGAAAGGTACTTCAATCTCTATCATCGTGTCACCCTCTGAGGCATCAAAGTTGTTTTCCAAAAACTCCGCCGCTTTCCATACACACTTCATTAATAGTCCATTTGTAGGGTCTACAAATAAAATGTTAATATCAAAGAAAGGATATTTTAAAACGTCACCATCAGGAGCACTAGCTATTAAGTTTTTAAACTCTTCTGCTAAAAAGGTAATTGAACCCTCATACTCAACACGTCCGTAACCTCTTGATACTGGCTTTGAGCCTGCACCATAGTTATTGGTTTTCTCTTGTTTGCTACTCCATGAGATAGCTCTCACCCCCGTTATAGGGGCTCCGAGCATTGACAGAGTAATCTGTGACCATGAAATAGATATACCATTTATTAAAGTTGCCATAGTTTAATTTTTATAATGATGATGTGAATGAAACTTTAAAGATAATATTGCGAGCCGTTCCCGTTGGGACAATCAACACAGTAGCCTCAATAGTAGAAGTAGCAAGTACATCCTGGATAGGGTCTATGTTAATGTCATACGCCGAAATCTCTGCATTTCTTAACATATCATCTAATTGAATAGCTGCAAGGCGTTCAAATTCTGCAATGTCATCTTCTTGTAAAGTTCCGTTAGTGTTAAGCTGTAAAGGTGAGTTAAGTTTTTCTAAAGAGTTCTCTTGTATACCTCTAATTGCTTTGTCCATCGTTCTAACATTTTCGATATATGCAAAATCCGAAGTGTTAGCAATGCAAGTATGTGAGTCATTAAAGTAAGAACCTGACTTATTAGCAAATCCACGAATGAAAATATATTTATAATCATTCAATGTGTCTAATAAACTTTGTGCTTGGTCTTTATATAATACACCGTTTGAGAATGCAATAGTTTCAAGTTCGTTACCATCTGATATGTTGAATTTTCCAACCCATGCGATACACTCATTAACAGCAGCAAAGGAAACAACGCCAAGCAATGCACCCATAGTACCTATTGACACACCAGCAGCATTATAAAGCTCTAAGCCTTTGTTATTACCATCTTGGGCAATGTCAATACTTACCCTATAATTAGAAACGGTTGCCAACGTAGGCAAAGCACTTAATGCAGTACCTTTTATGTTTGGCGTTAATATAGCACCAAAAGGAGCATCAGCCTCCTCTGATTTTACAACCTCAGTATGTAAAGCCGTTGTTAATGCAGCGTTAAACGTAGCAGCAGGAGAATAAACGCCCATCTGTCTAATTTCACCATTTGCAAAAATTCTAATTGTAGTAGCTTCTGCAAAGTCATAAGCACCACCAGGGACGGCATATATACCAACATACAAAACGCCTTTAGGCTGTAACCTAAAGTACTCTTTAATGTGGTAATGTAATGGGTCAATTGGTGAAGCAATACCACCACTAAACTGCACAATAGTTGCAGCGATAGTACCTACAATTACCGTACTAATAGGAGTACCAGAGTTGTAGAATACACCAGAACCAGCAGCAGCATTGATAGTGATAACGCCTGCAATGTTTGAACAACTAAAGCCATGCGTTGCAGTGCCTGCATTAATAATTAATTCAATAGCATCAGCCACATTCGTAACCGTTGTATCACTTGCCACCTTGGTATAAGTACCTAAAGATACTGACCCGATTGGGGATAGTACTTTTATTTCAATAGTGTCACCATCAGAACCTACTCCGGTTATTTCAACCGAACCAGTTGCGACAGTTTCAGAAATGTGTTGGTCTGTGATACCTAGTGCCACTGCCTCATCTAAAGAGAATATTTTTTTAATTCTGTCCGATGTGCCAAATCCACTTGGTAAAGTATCACTATAAAACAACATCCCCGAGATGTGGTCTTTACCTGGCAAAGGTCTTCCTAAACCAGCAGAGCCACGAACAAAAGATATTTTATTTAAAGCCATTATTTTTTACCTTTTTTATTTTCAATTTCTTTTTCATCTAAATCAATAATATCATATTTAATATCATTTTCATTAGCGTATTTATCGGCATATTCCTTTTTTACAAAAATGTTTCCATTGTCAAAAATGTAAACAATTCCGTTTAAGTTATATTTTTCTTTTGCCAGTTTTTTTAATTGTTCTTTCATCATGTCCTTTCGTTACAAACATTTCTAAGTTTGATTTATTCGCTAAATTTTCAACTGTTTCAAAGTCTGCATTTAGAAAAACACTACCATTTGATAAAACTATAATAGTCTTATATTTTTGGTAATAATACGCCCCTATTTGTTTTGCTTCTTTTTCTGTCATTGTGATAAAATTTAAGGGGAGTTATTAACCCCCCTATTTTAAATTATGCTTGGATGATTGAAACCACACCAACGCCATCAGTTCTCATTTTAGATGCTCCGTGCATTACTAAAGAAGAGAAAATTGAACCGTAGTATTCTGGTTTGTCCTCGTCTGCAAATACTTTGATGTCCCCTAAAGCCTTTGTAACATAGCTTGAAGAGATAGCCAAAGCACCTAAGTTATCAGTTGCAGCAGCAGCAGAAGGAACACCCTCATCATCAATTGCCTTAATCACTGGAGTACCCGTGTTGTCATAAACAACAACCGAACTTCTAACAATTAAGTCAAAGCCCATAATCTGAGCAACTTTACCAGTGCCAGCAGTAGCAGAGCCAAACTCCAAATATTTAGAGATGTTAGCATCACCAATCAATTGATAATACATTGATGCAGGTAAAACTAAATATCTTTTATCATTCATATTGACATTTGACTCATCCAATACTTTCGCCGCCGTTCTTAAATCTTGTAAGTTGATAGCGTTTCTAGTACCCGTTGCAGATGGAGCTAAAGCAGTTCCAACAGCTGAGCCAGTTGTTCTCACTTGGTAAGCTCCAGCAGTAGCAGCCCAATTGTACAAAGTATTATTAGCAACTACATCAGATAATTTATCAATGTGTTGTTTCAAAATAGATTGTCTTTTGCTGTACGATATTTGCAACGCATCAATATCGGTCAATAAGATAGGTTCAGCAGTGTACTCGTTCAAAGAATAAGTTAATTCGCTATCCGTTCTTTGAGAAATAGCAGCAGGGTATGAACCTCTATTTTTTGTTACTGCTGGATTTGCACCCGCTTGTGGGATGTGTACCGTTTTATAATTCACGTATGGTGAGTGGTCGATACCAATCATATTCATGAATGAGTTATTAGCGAAAAGGTTTTCCTTTATATCACTAATCCATATTTCTTTTTGTAAAGCCATTGTTATAATTGTTTAAATAAGTTGTTAAATTTTTCTTTATCTTCTTTTTCCATTTTAAGCAAGCCAGCAGCATCGTTCTTTTTCCAGTCGGTGAAAGTCCATGATGCTCTATCATCTGCTTGTTCTGTTG